CAAAGCGTCCCCAAAGCGTCCCCAACTTTCTCGTATCCGTCCCCAAATCAAAAAAAGGGAGCCGAAGCCCCCTTAGTCTGCTTTACGTTCACGTAAACCTATGAGCCGGTCAAGATACCATCGGGCTTTCTTCAAGTCCTCAATCGGCTTCCCCTTCCTCTCATAGCGCCACATATATTTCATGATATTGCCCTTGAGATAGCCAGCAAATGCCTCCGGACCCATCGACGCTTCGATCCCTTCGATGGCCTCGATGCCTCCGGTCTTATAGTGCGGTGGGCTATTAACCACATCTACCCCATCAGACCCCATCTCATTAAGCGCATCCCTAATCTCTTTGTATCGCATAAAATCATTCCCATACATCACTCATCTCCTTCGCCTGCTTTGAAGTTAATCTCAACGCCAAAGAAATCGTCCGATTGCTCATCAATCATGGCGTTGATAACCATGTAATCCGCATCGCCTATGAGAAGTTCAAGGCCACGGAACACACGCTTCGTTCGTGTCGCCCGGTCTTTTGTGTGGTCATAGCCATGCGTCTTCATCTCTCCGGTGAACTTACGCTGCGACCAGTCCTTGCCCTTGGCTTCGTTGTTATCCTTGCACCAGTCGCGGAAGTCATTGAACGCCTCAGTAGTGCCCATCTCATTGTCAGGCCCAGCCACGCAGCGTTCAGTGATCCAGCGGGCCAATGCGTCCTCTCCTGCGAGATACTCATCGGTAGCTTGGATTACTGCCTGCGGTGGGTTCAACCCCTGCTCCAGCCAAGCCTTCGCACCCTCGATAACCCACGCTAGGATGGCTGGATATTCTTCCTTCAGCTTGTCCGGCAAGTCCATGTCCTTGCGGACTGGCTTAGTCTCAAACGGGATGAGGTGCATACGCCGACGCATAGCGTCATCCACGTTAGTAATCTCTGGCTTCGTATTGCCCGCGATAATCAACGTGAACTGCGGATTGAACTCAAACAAATCCTGCCGCATGAAGCGCGCACTGATCTTGTCTCCGCCAGTCAGCGCCTTGACCTTGGCTTCGTCCCACTTGCGTGACGGATCAATCTCCTGCGCGTGAACGAGCCTCGCGCCCATCAACGACGCCAACTCTGTGGGATGCCGCTGATTGTTCGATGCGAGGAACACGTCCGCACTGGCCACGGTGGCATAATCGCCAAGGATATTGCCTATCGCTCCGAGGAACGTCCCTTTGCCATTACCGCCGGACCCGTGGGCGAAGGCGAGCACATGCTCTTTGGTGCTACCCGTCGCGGAATAGCCAGCCAACCTTTGAAGATAAGAGATCATCTCAGCATCACCGTTGCACGCCTCATTGAGAAACGCTTGCCATTGCGGGGCTGGCTTGCTGAAGTCCGCTTCGACCGATGTGCATTTTGTGCACATGCGAGAACGATCATGCGCGAACAAGACCCCCGTCTTTAGGTCCACCATGCCCGACCGGGTGTTGAGGATATAGATGTCCGCGTCTAGCTGCTCGGTGGTCGCCTGCATCGACGGCTCGACTGCCGCCAGCTTCGCCACGTTTGCAATCACATTGTATGACGCCACACGCTGCGCGATTCGCTCACCCTTTTGCGGGCTTTCAATGTTCTGCAACGCCTCGGACGATGCTTGCGCACAAACCTTGCGGACGATGGACATGTGCTTGTTCGCCACGTCCTTGGCCCACTTGTTCCCATCCCATGCGACCCAGCCCATGCCGCCCACAACGTATCGGATATCCGAAACATGTAACCGAGCAACGCGCTGCGCGAGAGCAATGTCGCTGTACTCAATGGGCGTCTCACCCGCCGAGGCCACTACGCCGAAGTCTTCGTCGCTGAAGTCCGTCACATCGAACTCATCGACCTCGCGCTTGTAGCCAAAGGTCGCAGCCTTACCGGCCAGCCAGTCCCAACCCAACTCATAGGGCGGGTGCATACGACCGAAGTCTGCTTCGATAGTATCGAGCGAGTTAACGCCGTCTTCCCAACGCTCGGCCCAGCCTGCGAAAATCTCGAACGCATCCGGCTCATGGTCTGGGCCACACGCTGCCTTGATGGCGTAGCCCATGCGAATATAATCATCGCGGTCGGGGAAGTGTTCGGTCTTGTTCGGGATAGAAGCTACCGCAGCAGCCACATGGACAACGCTTGGCGCAGTAAGCGATGCCTGATCGACGGACTGCCGCTCGACTGCCTTCTGCGCCGTCTTGTCGGCGTGGATAATCTGGCAGCCCATCATCTCCAACGTCTCCGTCAGATCAGCAAAGAACCGCTCAATCTTTTCCCGCGTTACCAGCTTCAACCCAGCAGGGCCACGTGTCTCCAAGTCCACATCAAGACTGTATGGCTCCTTGGTGATAGGGTGAATACCGCCGATGACGTATTGCTGCCCGTCCCCTAGAAACTCTACAAGCTGCTCGACCCCGCGATCATCGCGGAACCGCACCTGCATACGGCCAATCTTTTCCTCGGCGCGGTACATGAACAGGCGCTTGGGGAAACGACCAATGCGCATCGGGGCTTTGCCCAATGCCTTCACCGCCATATCGCCGATGACACGAGCCAGCCCCTCGTTGACAACATCAATGTCAACCGCAGGATATTTGCTTGCCTTCAAGCCGATATTAGCATGGCTGCGGTCCCACCGCTCCACGTCATTAGGCGTCGGCACATAGTCCTGCCAGCCGTAGCCGCCCCATGTGCCCTGCGCATTCTGCCGACCGGGTGCTTTGCCTGCCTGATCCGCTTGGATCTTAGACATGGCTGACAACTCAGCGTTCGGCGGAATGACGGACACGAGATCGGTGAACCCGATCTCATACAGTGTCTTGAATTTCATCAGTGCAATTCCCTCTTTTCAATTTGGTCCCGTCTCTGCATCAGCATATCTACCGCCGCGTCGATGGCGTAGAGCGCAAACTCAGGTTCGGCTTCGTCTAATATCTTATACGCAGCGGTTGTTATTATTACGCCGCGTTCGAAGTCTTCTTCAAAACCGATGATGAATACTGGAACAAAGTCCACTTTTTGTTTATCATCGGTCCATCTTACTTTGTCCATGACTAGCCCCCCATGAAGTCGCCACCTTCAACCGCAGCGTTTACTGCCCGGCCAGTGTAAGACGCTTTGTTGTCTGCATGGATTTGGTCCGTGCTTCTGGCTGGCCGAAGCGACTGGGCATATACGAGAAGTTCGTAAGCATCAATCTTGCCTTCGATATAAATTATATTCCCGTCCCGTTTGGCGAGGCCGTGCGTGTTGTTGTCGATCCACTCGGCCAGTTGTGCTGCTAATACCTGTTTCATTTGCTCTTCTCCTTCTAAAATCTAATCTCATCATCGGCCCAGTCGTAAATATCCCAGCCGAAATTATCGTGCAGGAATTGGCGCAGGGTCATTTGTTTTGTTCCTTTATTGCGCGGACAATCTTCGCAGCCCTTTCTGACGTTATGATTTGATAGGTATGCCACTGACCTTCACTCCATAAAAAGTTTCCGCTTGTCTTGGCGTCATCCTCTAATGCCTTGGCTGCGGCTTCTATGCCAGCGTCATAACCTGACTGCCATTCGGATGTGGGGTCGGTCATTGCCCCTTCTCCCGTATCTCAAGGTCAAAAAAGTCCAGTGTGGCGCGGACAACAGGAACGTAATCACTATCCCATCCTAGTCTTGCCACCACATCTACCAGCGGGTCGGGCTTTGTTAAGTAAACGTCATCCACTGGAATGGCTTTGCCGTTTTTAACGAACGCCACGCCATTCACCAGCGCCGAAACTTTTGTTTCAATGTCGGTCATTTCAAATGATCCCCTTCTGTAATCCGATCTGCCAGCCAGCGGGTGTTGCGTTCGAACATGTTCATCTTACCTGATCGAAGCCAAGCAACGATGGCATCCTTCTCATTCACGGCGGGTGCTTCTTGAACCGTGGCTTTTTCTTCAGTAATTTTTGTTTGACGTGTCATTATATTAACTCCTTGATTGTAAACCCTTTTGACTGAGCATAGGCGATGAGATCGTCGATCCACATGATGCCTTTACCCGCCACAAAATACTGATTGACGCCCCGGTAGGGTACGTTCTTAACGTCGCCCCATGTATGGGACGATTGCTCGTACATCCGTATGTCCGCACGATGGACCGACGGATGCGTGCGACGCAGAAAGTTCGCAGCCTCAGCCGCAATCAATTTTGTGTGGCCTCTGAACTCTCGCCGAGCGGCTGTCTGCTCTTCTTCTTCTGTATCGGCTGGGACGGGCGTAGTTATTTCCGCGTACCGTTCCGTCTTTGATACAGGGGTAAGGCCCATCTCTTTAAGCCAACCCTTAATTGTTCTGCGGTCGCTGCCGTATAGGCGCATGAGTTGGGCGCAGGTCATGGTCGGGGCCATCTTGCTAAAGTTGTCCGGGATAGACTTGTGCCTTCCGCGTGCGCTGACAACGATTTCTGTAAGGTTAAGTTCGTTCATCCAACGAACGACCACCGACCTAATTCGGCCATAATGTTTAACGAGTTGCGACACATTCATAGTACGCGCCATCTCCCTTAGATCATCCGGCGGTGGTGTTTTATGCGAAACGAACTCTCGCTTGAGTCCTATCTTCCTACGCCGAGTGTCAATGGCGTCGGCTGAACGGTCGAGCACCTGCGCGATTTCCGCGTATGTCATGTTTTTGTGGTAAAGTTCCGTAAGAATAGCGTCTTCTTCGGCACGCCACGGTAAAAAACGATTAGCCATAATCTCCCTCATTTGTCGTTACCCTTCTTGGGTGGCACAGTTTGAATATCGAACGCAAGAACTTTTTTTTGTTGACGACACTGGGCCACTTGTGCCAGCTATATGGAAAGCAAACGTGACACCGACGAAAAAGAGGGAAGAGTATGGTAGTAAGCATCGACTTCGAGACGCGTAGCGCCGTCGATCTTCGCAAGACTGGCGTCTATAAGTACGCCGCTGACCAATCGACCGACATCTGGTGCATGGCCTACAAAGCGCCGTGGTCTGACGACGTGCTAGTATGGCAGCCGGGCGATGAGATGGATGTACGTCTTGAAGACTGGATTGTTGAAGGCGGATTGTTGTCTGCATGGAACGCCAACTTCGAGCGCACGATCTGGAACGAGATCATGGTCAGTCGCTATCAATGGCCCCGCACCGCGATTAAACAATGGCGCTGTACGATGGCGCAGGCCAGCGCGATGGGCCTACCTCGTGCACTGGGCCAAGCGGCTGCGGTCCTTGGCGTTGAAGAACAGAAGGACAAAGCTGGCGCGGCCCTTATGCTCCGGATGGCACGGCCACGTAAGGTGAACGCCGACGGCAGCTACACATGGTGGAACACGAAGGACAAAATAGATACGCTAGTAGCGTATTGCCGACAGGACGTGCGAACGGAACTGTCGGTAGCTGAGACACTGAACGCAATGCCCGACGCTGAACGTCGTCTCTATCAACTCGACCAGCGCATCAACGACCGTGGTGTTAAGGTTGACATCGACCTGATCGACCGAGTTAGCAAACTTGCTAACTCCGCGTCGGAGAACATTGACGCAGAGATGAAGCGCCTCACGAACGGTCAAGTCAAAGCAGCAACGAACGCAATGGACTTAACCGCGTGGCTTCGTGGCTATGAGTTAAACGTCAACTCCGTGGACAAGCAGACCGTGACGCGGTTGCTGGCTATGGACGGGTTGCATCCCATCATCAAGCAAGTGCTTCGGCTACGCCAAGATGGCGCGAAGTCCAGCACCGCTAAGTATGACGCGATGGTCAACGCAGCCAACGCCGACGACCGTATGCGCGGCCTTCTCATGTATCACGGAGCGGCAACGGGCCGGTGGTCGGGGCGCTTGGTGCAGCCGCAGAACTTCCCGCGTCCGCAAAAGAAACAAGACGAGTTGGACGAGATCATCGCCAAACTCAAAGCGGATCAGGATGTGTCGGAACATGGGGCCGGAACGGTCCTAGCTTCCGACCTGTTGCGTTCGATGCTGATAGCCGACGAGGGCCATCGACTAATGTTTGCCGACTACTCGGCAATCGAGGCCCGCGTGTTGGCGTGGGTAGCAGGGCAGAACGATCTCGTTGAGACGTTCCGGAAAGGGGGAGACGTGTATAAAGAAATGGCATCGGCCATCTACAACGTGGACGTGGAGAGCGTCACTGACGGGCAACGGCAGGTTGGTAAGATGGCAATCTTGGGTTGCGGCTATGGCATGGGCGGCAAACGCTTCGCCGAGCAGTGCGCCACGATGGGGATCAAGGTAGACGAGGACGAAGCTAAGCGCATCGTGTCCGTCTATCGTGAGAAGAACAACCGGATCGCGCAGTACTGGCGGGATGTTGAGAATGATTTTGTAGATATGGTGAGGGAAGCAGGCCGTGTTAGGTCGGTCGAACTTCCGTTGCCAAGCGGGCGGTCGCTTACGTACCACAATCCGCGCATCATTCAGCGTGAAACCCCTTGGGGAGCGATGAGAGATACAGCGCAAGTCGATACGTTGAATAGTGTGACGCGACAGTGGGTGTCTCAGATTATCTGGGGTGGCCTGCTGACGGAGAACGTGGTGCAAGCAACCGCCCGTGACATGATGGCCACCGCCATGATGGCGTTAGAGATTAAAGGCTACCCAGTAATCCTGTCCGTCCACGATGAAATCATTTGCGAAGTGCCGGATGGTTTTGGTTCGCTCGACGAAATGATTGACATCATGACACGAGTTCCTGCATGGGCGCAAGGCTGCCCGATCAACGCCGAGGGCAAAGAAGGAAAGAGGTATCGGAAATGACAGCACATGCTAAGTTTGGCGCGTCGAATGCGAAGCGCCGCATCAACTGCCCCGGCTCACTCGCAGCCGAGGCTCCGTTCCCTAATGAGAGTTCACCCTACGCCGAACTTGGTACGGCTGCGCATGAATTCGGAGAGTTCTGCTTAGTCAATGGACATGAAGATGCCTTCGCCTTCATTGGCCAAGAGCATAACGGCCACAAGGTTGACGACAACATGGCCCGTGCGGTGCAGGTCTACATCGACTACATCCGAGATGTGGCCTCGACCGAACCGAATATTTGTAGATACGAAAAAAGATTTAGTCTCGATAAGCTGGACCCGCCCATGCCAATGTTCGGCACGGCTGACTGCATCATCTACGGCAAGGCAACTGGGACTCTTTACGTCATTGACTATAAGCACGGCCAAGGTGTTGCGGTTGAAGTCACAGACAACGAGCAGCTTAAATACTATGCGCTCGGCGCGATCCTTGAGATTGGCGAGAAGGCTCCGGTCAACAAAGTTATAACGGTTGTTGTACAGCCACGCGCCATGCACCCCGATGGGCCGGTGCGGGAGTATAGCTACAGCCGTGACGATATACTGGACTACGGCACAGAACTTATCGACGCAGCGTATGCGTCCTTGAAGCCGGACGCACCGCGCATCTCTGGCGACCACTGCAAGTTCTGCCTTGCGGCGGGAACTTGTTCGGCCCTGCGCAACAACGCCCTTGAGGTTGCACAAGACGAGTTCGGCACAGTACGAACCGTCAATGACCTAACTCCACAGGAGGTCGCGGACTATCTGCAAAGAGTTCCGCTGATCGAAGAGTGGATCAAGTCTTTGCGCCGCCAT